GAAAAAGATCCATTAGATTATTTAGAAAGAGAATATGGACCAGAAGAAAATCTTTATCAATATGAAGAATTTAAAGGATTTATAGAACCTGATTATGCTAACGGTGGAATAGCAAGTTTTGCAAATGGTGGTAAAGCTAAAAATAAATTAAAAAATGATGAGGATGAAAATGAAATTAAAGAAGAAGATATCCTTTCAATTTTTGGTCAAAAATTAGCAGGGCCTGTAAAAGGAGAATTATTTTTAGAACCAGTTGAAAAACAAAGAGCAACTATTCTTCCCGAATCTGGTGGAGCTAGAGAATTAAGAGAATATATTAAACAACAAACACCTAAAGGTGTAGGTATTGGATATTCAGGACCTGATTATGGATTGATGGCTGTTAAACCATTATTTAATGAAGCAGATAAAAGACCATTAGTTCAAGGTTATTATAAAGCAGGAGAAGACAAATTTATAAGAGGATCCGTAGGACCAAAAGAACAAAGATTAAATTATTCTTTAGGGGATTATAGTCCAAATGATGAAGGAACTTCAGGAATGGATATTGGTTTTTCAAGAAACACACAAATGGGAAGACCTGAATATATGTTTAATGTAGGAGCTAGATTCGCTAACGGTGGATTGACAAAAACAGTGCCACCTGCTAAAGGTCCTAACTCACAAGGTGTTGAATCATTATTTAGAAGAAGGTATAATTAATCATGGCAGAAATTGATAAGTCATTACCCAATACAAAGACTACTATTGAAATTCCAGGTCAAACTGAAGTAGAACAAACTATTCAAGAAGAAATACAACCTACAGATTCTCCTGTTGAAATTAACATGAGCGAAGATGGTGGAGCAGAAATTTCTTTTGATCCAAGTGTTGCATCTATGCCAGGAGGAGAAGATCATTATTCAAATCTAGCAGAATTTTTAGACGAAAGTATTTTAACAGATATTGGATCTGAATTAGATGAAAAATATACTGATTATAGATCCTCTCGTCAAGATTGGGAGATGGCATATACCAATGGTTTAGATCTATTAGGATTTAAATATGAAAAACGAACAGAACCATTTAAAGGTGCATCAGGAGTTACACATCCAGTTCTTGCAGAATCAGTAACACAGTTTCAAGCACAAGCTTACAAAGAATTGCTTCCCGCGGACGGGCCCGTGCGAACACAGATTATGGGTTTAACTGATCGTAATAAAGAAGATCAAGCGATGCGAGTTAAAGAATTCATGAACTATCAGATTATGAATGTCATGAAAGAATACGAACCTGAATTTGATCAGATGTTATTTTATTTACCTCTATCAGGATCTACATTTAAAAAAGTTTATTATGATGCAATTCTTGGACGAGCGGTATCTAAATTTATACCTGCAGAAGATTTAATTGTTCCTTATTCAGCAACTTCTCTTGAAGATGCAGAAGCAGTTATTCATGTAATTAAAATTTCTGAAAACGATTTACGTAAACAACAAGTAAGTGGTTTCTATAGAGACGTGGAACTTGGAGAACCACCTTTAAAAGAAGATGAAATTAAAAGTAAGCAAAGAGAACTAGAAGGTGTTCGAGTTGAAAAACAAGAAGACATTTATACTTTATTAGAATGTCATGTTAATTTAGATTTGGAAGGTTTTGAAGATAAAGATCCTCAAACTGGTGAGCCCACAGGTATTAAACTTCCTTACGTTGTAACCATTGAAGAATCATCTCGAGAAGTTTTGTCTATTAAACGTAATTATAAATCAGATGATCCATTAAAAAATAGAACAAATTACTTTGTACATTTTAAATTTTTACCAGGACTTGGATTCTATGGCTTTGGTTTAATTCACATGATTGGTGGATTATCAAGAACTGCAACTTCAGCTTTAAGACAATTATTAGATGCAGGAACTTTAGCTAATTTACCATCTGGATTTAAAATGCGTGGTATTAGAGTTCGTGATGATGCACAACCTTTACAACCTGGAGAATTTAGAGATGTAGATGCGCCAGGAGGTAATTTGCGTGATGCATTTATGCCATTACCATTCAAAGGACCTGACCAAGTATTATTACAATTGATGGGTATTGTAGTAGATGCAGGACAAAGATTTGCAAGTATTGCTGATGCACAAGTTGGAGATATGAATCAACAAGCAGCAGTAGGAACTACTATGGCATTACTTGAAAGAGGTTCACGTGTAATGTCAGCTATACACAAAAGGATTTATGGTGCACTCAAAAATGAATTTGAATTATTAGCAAAAGTATTTGCAACTTATTTACCACCTAATTATCCGTATGATGTTGTTGGTGGAACAAGAGAAATTAAAGTTACAGACTTTGATGAGAAGATTGATATTTTACCGGTAGCAGATCCAAATATATTTTCACAATCTCAAAGAATTAGTTTAGCACAAACACAATTACAACTTGCTCAATCTAATCCACAGATTCATGACATCTATCAAGCATACAGATCAATGTATGAAGCAATTGGAATTAAAAATATAGATTTAATTCTTCCATCACCAAAACAACCAATGCCAATGGATCCAAGTTTAGAACATATTACTTCAATGTCAGGTCAACCTTATCAAGCATTTCCAGGACAAGACCATAAATCACATATTGAAGCTCATTTAAATTTTATGCAATTGAATATGGTTAAAAATAATCCTGCAACTATAATGTCTATTCAAAGAAATATACTTGAACACATCTCAATTATGGCTCAAGAACAAGTTCAAATAGAATTTGTACAAGAATTACAGCAATTACCTATGCTGCAACAGCAAGCACAGATGAATCCACAGGCCGCGCAACAAATTCAAAGCATTACTATTCAAATTGAATCAAGAAAAGCTCAATTAATAGCTGAAATGACTAAAGATTATGCTGATGAAGAGAATAAATTGGTTGGACAGTTTGATTCTGACCCACTTTTAAAGTTAAAATCACGAGAAGTTGACTTAAAAGCTATGGAAAACGAGCAAAAACGTAAAGAAGCTGAAGAAAGACTTAATTTAGATAAAATGAAAGCTATGATGAATCAAACAAATGAAGAAAATAAGCTTGATCAAACTGAAGAATTAGCTAAACTGCGTGCTGGAGTAAGTCTTGCAAAACAAGGCGTCCAACAAATGAAAATAAGAGGAATGTAATATGAAAAACGGTCAAAAAAAAATTAGTAAAGTTATGAAAGAGTTTAAAAAAGGCGAACTTAATATTGGACAATCTTCTAAAAAAGTAAAAAGTCCAAAACAAGCAATTGCTATTGCATTATCGGAGTCAGGTATGTCTAAAAAAGGTTACGCTAAAGGTGGTTTAATTGAAGATGGTACTTCAATGGTAGTTAAAAGAGATTTTATGGGTAAACATAAAGGTCAATTTGTTAATCACTCTGATTTTACAAACTCAGATGGTTATTTAAATGGTGGAGTTGATATTGAGATGACTAATCCAACAGAAACACAAGAACAATATATTCAAGGTCAAGAAAAAGTAATTCCAGAAAAAAGACGTAAAGCTAAGTGGTACTAAATCATGATTCAAATGTTAGGAGCTGTAGCACCTTTAGCAAAAATTCTTTTTTCAACTATTGAAAAGTCAGTTCCTGATAAAGATTTACAAGCAAAGTTAAAAGCAGATTTACAAACTCAATTACTACAATCTAATACACAAGAATTACAAGCTGCAGCAAAAATTATTGAAGCTGAAGCAAAAGCTGGATGGTTTGCATCTAGCTGGAGACCTTTATTAATGTACGTATTAATATTTATATTAATATGGAACTATGTATTAGGACCTGTTATATTATTTTTTTTTAAAGCTTCTATAACAATAACTCTTCCAGGAGACGTATGGACACTTTTACAAATTGGTCTGGGAGGTTACGTTGTGGGACGAAGCGCGGAATCGGTTGCACGCACTATGGCGAACAAACCGGTAAATAATAACCAAGAAAACGGATAAGGATATAACATGAGAAACGATTATAAAATAAGACCAAGACAAGCACTTAAAAAAGGTGGTAAAGCATTTCCAGATTTAACTGGAGATGGTAAAGTAACTTTTAAAGATATTTTAAAAGGTAGAGGTGTTATTAAGAAAAAAGGTGGCATGATTAAAAAAGGTAAAAAATAATGGCTGGACTAGGTATTGCTAAAAGAGGATTTGGATTAGCTAGAGTTGGAATGGCTAAAGGTGGTTCTTTATTTAAAGGAGGAGAAACTTATGGTGAAGAATTAGGAGAAGCTAAAGCAGTTGCTTCTAAAAAAATTTCACCTAAACAATTTGTCAAAGGCGAAAAATCTGAAGGACATAAAGAAGAAGAAAAAGGAGCTGCAAAGATAGCTAAAAAAATAGCATCTGGAAAAATGTCACCAAAACAATATGCTACAATGGAAACTTCTGAAAAGATGGCAAAAGGTGGTATGATTAAAAAAGCTATGCATAGAATGCCAAGCGGAAAAAAAATGAAAAACTCTGCTATGAAAAAAGGTAAAAAATAATGGGAGCAATTCTTAAAGGTATAAGCGTAATTAGAGGAGTAAAACCTAAAAGTAATCAAATAACTAAATTAAAAGCTTCTATATCTAAAAACGTAGGTGAAACTAATAAATTAAATTTTAAAAATGAAGAAGGAGCAGAAAAAATTTTAGAAATGGAAAAGAAACTTGGAGATCCAAAAAGAATTGAAAAAGCAAAAGAAGATCTTCAAGAAATTAGAGATAGAAAATTAAAATATCCAAAAGAAGCTGGTCAAGCATCTTCAGGTGATGAATTTATAGCAGAATCAGAATATAAAAAAGGTGGACTTGTTAAAAAAGGACTTCCTAAACTTGCTAAAAAAGGTTGGAAATAAATGGCTAAACTTTGCCCAAGAGGAAAAGCAGCAGCAAAAGCAAAATTTGACGTGTACCCGAGCGCGTACGCGAACATGTATGCTAGCGCGGTATGTTCTGGTAAAATAGTTCCCGGAGGTAGAAAAAATAAATCGCATGGTGGAATGCTTTCTGCAGGTGCTACTTTAGATAAAAGAAAAAGAGTTATTACAAAAAATAAAACAAATCTTTCACAACAAAGAAAAATGGTATCTAATTATAAACAAGGTGGTGTTGCCAAAGG